CGCGCCTGCCAGTCCTGCTCATGCTGCCACCGTTGCTCGGCGTTCTGTTCTTCGGACAGTGCGGCATCGTTCTGATAGCGCTTCTGCTGGGCGAGCATCGCGGTATATACCTTCTGACTGCTCGCCAACTCTTTAAGTGCGACCTGTGATGCCTGCTTCTTCTCGGCATCGGTCAGCGTACTACCTCCGCCACCTCCTTCGTTCCCGCCTGTCGTAGTTGTGCCGCTTGCCTTCTCACGTGCGCTCTGTATTTGCTCGTATGCCTGTTTTAACGCCTGATAGTTATTACGTATAGTATTTATCTCTATCTCGGCGTTAGCCTTTATCTGCTCCAGACGTTTCTTCTCGCGCTTGTTATCGGTTGCCGCTATCTGGTGGTTCATAGACTGGATAATACGCTGCTGCTCGTTGGCGCGTGCCTGCATCGACTGCGTCTCGGTATCAAACATCTTCTCCAGGGCGTGTGCCACGTCAATACCTTTCTCGGATGACACCTTCGCGATTTCTTCATACCCTGCTGCATAGTTTTGTACCAAATCCTCAAAGTCGCGCCTTGCCTTTCCTTCGGGATCAATCCTGTCGGTCACTATGTTTATATTGTCAGCCAATCCCCGGAAGAACTTGGACAGACGACCCTCACTATTCAGTACTGCCAACTCAAATCCCTCCCATGCCGATTGTAGCATCTTGATTGCACCTTCGGTGGTCTGTAATCGTTCCTCACGGATACCGATAGCGTAACCATCCACATCGGCGAGTTTCTTGTTCAGCTCATCAATGGCATCGGCGTTTTTCATCAGTGACGAGAACGCTGCGACACTGCGCTTGTCTGTCAGTTCAAGGGCTGCGGCAACGTCAATACCGCGCCCCTGCAACTCTTTCAGTCCTGCTACGAGGGTGGGTATATCTTTAACGGGCTGGCTAAGACTCTTGGCGAGGTCGCTGCTGCTATCGGCCAATTTCAGCAATATGTTACGTGTCGATGTAGCCGCCATGCTGGCATCCATACCCACGTTGGCAAGTGAGCCAAGTATAGCGACAACATCCTCCAAATCAAATCCCATAGCATTTGCTACGGGTGCGACCTGTGACAGTGCGGTGCGGTACTTGTCAAATGATAGCGCACTCTCGTTCGCACCTTTTACCAACACATCTACAACGTGTGCGGTATCGGTCGCATCCAGTCCGAACTGACGCAGAACGGAGCCGGTAAGGTCTGCGGACTCACCCAGACCGGCGTCAAGGTCAGTCGCAAGTGCCAGTACACTCTCGGACATCGCCCGTACCTGGTCGGCAGCGAATCCTAACTTAGCGAGTGCAATCTGCAACTCGGTAACCTGGGAGGCGGTGTACTCTGTCGTACGTCCGAGTTCCTTCGCGTGATAGGTCATCGCCTGCATCTCGTCATTCGTCACGCCGAGAATGGTCTGGAGGTTCTTCTGCTGCTGGGCGAACTCAATGTTGGTCTTGATTACATTGCTTACAGCCCTGATAAGACCTGTCACGGCAGCGACTACGGCGGCGATCCAGCCAACCATTGCCGTCCATCCGGCTTTTGCCTTCTGGAAGAATCCTTGCTGTGTAGCCTCCTGTCTTTCCTGCTCACGGTTAAGGTTCTCCAACTCTTGGGTTGTCTTCTGTACGGCACTGGCCTCGGCATCCCATTCTTTCGTACCCTCTTTCAGCGTGCCGAGCCGTGTAAGGTGCTGGCGCAGTTGCTCGTTGAGTTCCTGCACTCCAGACTTGTAGTTACCCACGTTACGAGTATAGAGGCCATACGCCTGCTCCAACGTGCTTACCTTTGTGTTCAGGTCATTGACAACCTTTTGCTGGCGCAGGTATTCGTCCGTCAGCACACCGCCCTCAATCTTGACCGCACGTAGTCGCTGTTGCTCAATCGATAGCTGCGCTGCCAGACCTTTGAGCGTATCGCGGTAGGTATTCTGTGATATGATGGTGTTCTGTATCTGGCGGCTCTGCTCTGTTGCCTCTTTCTTATTTGCCTTCAGCGTCTCAGTGGTGATTGTCAGCTCACGTTGCAGATTTGGCAGCGCGGCCTTCGCCTGCTCATAGGCACGTGTCTGTTCCTCGGTGTTCTGCCTTCCCGCTTTGATATTATCGTTATACGTCTGTATAACTTGCTCACTGGCTTTTATTCGATCTTTGAGACCCTTCTGTGATAATTGCAACTCATAGACCTGCCTATTCAATCCGTTAAGCTGTTCAACCAACCTGCTTATCTCCTTGTCACTGTTGCCCATATCGGTCTTCACCTGCAACAGTATCTGCTTCTTGTCTGCCATATCCTTTGTGTGTTATATTTTTATCAATTCTGCATCAGCAACGCCGCCGCTTTTGGTCGTCAGCTTGCGGATCAGGTAATAATGCCCCGTCTGTCGGAGATACACGGGTATCGTCATATCCAGCGAAAAAAGGTCGTAGGTTGTCAGCACAAACTCGGCCTTCAGCACTACCGGCCTGCGTATGATATCCGCATACGGTCTATAGCGGTTATCCAGTATCCACTGCCACCGCAGCTGCTCATCGTAGCGGGCATGCAGAAGAAAGAGCAGCCCGCCCTTGCTTATCAGTATGCGCACCGGCTGGCCGTCGCCGTTATAGTCCCACTCCCCGTCATTCAGCGTCCACACCGGTATGCGGTTAGTAGGTGAGAGGGCAAACGCGCTCTTGCAGTATTCGCGCTCCTGCTCAATCGTCTCATCCTCCGTCTCAAGCACGCCTTCATACTGCGTGTTGTCATAGTCGTCAGCCTCAGCCCAGCGGAAAAAGTTTTTCTGTGCCGTTCCGTCCAATTTCGTCTGTCGCTCGGTCGGGTGTAAGGTTATCATCTTCTCCGTCCAGTCACGCGCAACCGATTTGTTCGCCTGCAACTGATTGAAACTGATAATTTGAAAGTCCTTGCCGTTCTGCGAGTATGCGAACTTAGCCTGTATCCATAGCATATTTTTGATGAACTCACCGCAGGTCATGTCCGGCAGGTTCAGTGCCACAGGGTAGGCCGGCAGACCCGTGCCGTATATCACCTCCTCCGGCTGGTCGGGGTTGGGGATGAGAACGGCATACGTCATATTGACATTGGACAGCTGCGGATTGTAGCTGCCTATTGCTATGTCTGCCGTGATAGCAATACACACCCTCTCATAGCCGCTCACATCTATCGTCTGGTCGTAGTTGCACGTGTAGCGCATGATATCTATACCACCCTGCTGCCCCACAACTGTCGGGACAGCTATCGTCACACCGTTGGCATAGTTCCATCCGTTGCCGTCGTCTCCCACCAGTTTCATCGTCTGCTGTTTGGTTGGGTTGCCGTCCTGGAGGTTATCCAGCGTGCCCTCCATCCGCACCCTCAGCGTGCTAACTCCTGATACGTCCATTATGCCGTATTCATTCAGGTAGCCGTGCGGATCGCTGTCTCCGTCTCCTACCAATGTCGTCAGATTGTACGACAAGTCGGCAACCTCCCATGTTCGGGCAGTCGGCACGCCATAGACCGCACCCTGCAACTCGCGCGTCCTGGTGTCTCCGTTCCTCCCTGTCAGTGCCAGCGCATACTGCCGTCCGTCCTCCGTATCAGCCAGAGTCTGTATGCCCGTCACGCCGCACTGCGTCTCTATTGCCGCCAGCACGTCCTTAACCGCCACACCTACGCCCTTACGCCCGCCGCCATATTGGATGTGTAGCATCATGTTATTTAAGTATGACGATGGGTAGTCGCAGTAGGGCAATAGCAGCGTGGTCAATTCTCGCAGGCTGGTGCTGAATAGACTTTCCATAGCCCTTACGTTACCCCAAGTAAAGCAGAACGTAATCGTTCGCGCCTTGATTGACAGCAGGGTAGCAATACCAGTAAGCAGTTGCACCCCGTCACGCTTGTAGATAACGGAGTGTCTCGTGTACGGGAAGTCACTTTCAGCCTGCGTACCCACAAAACCAATCGCCTTGAGGTTGTTTTGCGTCAGTGGCAGCGTGACGCTTGTAGTGCGGTTTGATACCACGCTCTGGAAGTCCATCATCACCGGTGACTGATAGATCATCTGAACGTTCGTCTTGCCAGCGTCCAAATCCATGAGCGTTCCGTCTATGTATATCTCCTCGGTCATCTCAAAACAGAATGTTAGGTTCTGGAATATTCAGTTCAATCTCGTAGTTCAGTGCGCTCGCATCGGTCTTGCGTTTGATATCGTATTTATCAACCGAGCAGCGTTTCCATTTTTTCGTAGCATATTCCTTATTGTCAAATATTTGTATGTAACTTGAATGCGCAAAGTCGTTCAATTTATCAATGTGTTCTTCACTTACATTCTCTGCTCCAAGTTTCAATATTTGAGTTTGTGTTATCTCATACGGTATATTTTCGGGAACACTTAATATTGTCCCATTGCGGTACATTCGTAGAGACGTTTTGCTTGTCTTGACTGAATTATTTACTATCTGCCTGCCAACAAATGCAAAGTAATCAACACCGCCCGTTCGGTTCACCCAGCGAACGTATTGCGCTGTACAATTGAAACTATCCGCCCATTCTATCTGCTGGCCAGCTTCGTGATTGTATATAAGTCCATTTATTGACGCCATTGCACTATCATCTAAAACGCGCAGTATATACACCTTACCTGCATATAGGTTCGTTGTTATTCCGCTCACAAATTCGTATGTTCTTGTTATGCCGTCGTTGGGTATAAGTATAGCCACGCAACTATAATGACCACCACCGCGATAGACCTTTTCATCACTCAACAGATAGCAAGAACCCTGCACGTCAATATAATTGTAGCCGTCCACTACAGCGTTAGCGCGAATGAACATATATTGGTCACTTGTCTTGTTGTTATACTTGCCTACATATACACACTTATACAAGTATGTCTCATCAATAACGGGTACGATATCGGATTGATACAATTCGCTCATTTCTTGCGACATCAAGCCAAGTACTATGTTTGATATATTGAACTCTGCTACTCCTTTGTACTCATCAGCAACCAATGTAACCAGCGGTGTCGTGTCGCTTAACTCGTTAAACAAGTCAAGCGAAACTGAACCGTTTGCACGCGTATCAGTATAGACTTGATATGTATTGCCACTGAATGTTATAGTTGCCGTCTTTGCGTCAGCAGGTATATCACTCCAATCGCCAACTGCATAGCGGACGCAAACGCTCTGCACGGCAAACGTATAACCGACCTTATACACATAGTCAGCGTCATAGTATGGCAGTAACCAACACTTGACACCACCTGCTTCGTTGATTGTTCCCATCGCAGCCACGCTGCTCGGCAGACTGCTTAATGCGCTTGCCAGTGTTGATAATGCAGGTGCGCTGCCGTATGTTCCCCAATATAGATTGTATTGTGCCATTATCCAAAGAATTTATTGTTAATATCATATGTAAGTAGTTGTTCGTAGTATGCTCCCAGCCGTTCGGCAAGTTCGTTCTTCGTTGCCTCAACAGCCGGGGTGATGATGTCGCGCCGTCCACCTTTGCGGTACAGAGCCGAGCCATAGCGTTTGATATACCAAGACAGCCACCGTGCGAAGTTCTCGGCCTGCTCGTCGGTCAGGCCGGCTGTCATTCCACGTATCCGACACCACTCTTTCATATCCGCGACCATTGCCTTGCGTTCGGCTGCCGTACCTTTGCGACGTGCAGGACGTGAGCCGGTCTCCAGCGCACCCGTAAAAGGTCTGCCCCAGATCTCACCGATGATAGCCGCGCCCTCGTTACGGACACGTACCTCCAGCGCACGCAGCGTCCGTCCTGTCGCCACCTGCCCTGCTTGTGTGCTCCTGCGCCGTATGTCATTCACACAGTCCGTCAGTGCCTTCTCTATCTCGCCTGCTATCGTCATCGTCTCTTGTTGCTCATTATCTCGGTCAGCCTTCGCTCGTAGAGATACTCCTTGAGGTCGGCGTGTAGTATGCCATAGACCTTAGCCCATTGCCAGTCAAGTACCACGTCAGGGTCAAATGCGAACTTCTCGGCTATGGCCTTGACCGTCCCCATGTGTCCGACCTCGTTAAACAGCATCTTGATGCCTGCCCTTTCCTGCTCTGGTGTGGGGTCGTACTTCAGCGTCTGGCTCTCTAACTCAACCCAGTACTCGATGCCTTCGAGCATACGACGGAAACGGCGGTGTCGCATACGTGGCGGCATCAGTCGTGCATTCCACCCGTAGAGCTCTTTCCAGCACCCTTTCAGACGTTGATACTCGGACAGGCTCTCATCCTGTAGTACCATTCCGACACCGATACGTGCACCGTAGGAGAACGTACCCTCTCGATAGTTGTATTCAGTCAGTCTCATCGGTCTGCTCTATTTCGGGTTCTGGTTCGGGATCTGGCTCAATAAGACAGGCGGGCATCGATGTGGTGAAGCGCAACAGCACTCCCGTTGCGTTGGCGTCGAACATCGGTGGCTCGGGGTCGCACTGACATTCCGTTACTGTCGAGAACACTCCTGACTGGTCGGCGTTCAGCGTGTGCAGGAACGGCATGACTCCGTTCGCCAGGAGCCACTCACGTACACGTTCACGTGCCTCGGCCTCACCATGCATCGGCACGAGGTCAAGGAAATGTAACTCAACGGTCACTTCTCTCTTCCAGCCGTACCCCTCTCGTAGGGTGCTGGCGTAGTATTCCTCCATGAATATGGCCGGGAACTTGCCGTCATCGGCCGTCACGTTCTGCATCTGCCGTATGTCGTAGTACCAAGTCAGTCGCGGACAGGCGGCCTCTGCTATCTCTTTCATTTTGTCAAGTAGTGTCATATCGTCTCAAATATAAAGTATTTTGCTGTAATCTGTTGTGCCTTTGCGTTACCATTAAGTCAGTGATATTATGCGGCGGCTCTCGCGATATGCTTTCAGAGCGGGGAAGCATCCGTAACGAAATCCATCTTCGGCATGGTCTTGTACGCTGATGGGTTCGTTCAGATACGATCCGTCCTTGTCACGCTGCCACGTGTAACCCCGATGCTCACGTATGAGGTTGAGTGAGCGTTTCGTTATCTTCTGCCTATAGCCCTTCATCGCCTGTAGCTGCTCTGCCTTACGTGTGGCCTTATACGACGACTGTACGTTAAACCCATACCGGCGCAGTTCTTCAATCGTCTTAGGCTCGGCAGCATCAGCGTACACGGTCTTACGTCCTACTCCGGCCTCCTTCATCGCGGCTGCCATATCCGAGTTCAGCATACCCGTCCGGTAGAACACTTCGTCAGCCCAGATCTCACGACTGCGGTTGTCAACGAGCACGTGAATGAGTACCGATGGGTCATTCGTGAATCCGAAGTCAAGGCCATATGCCTCCACCATGCCGTCCGGCCGTTCTTCGGGTCTCGGCAGGTCATCCACCTGCTCGAAGTCAGGAAATATCAGACCTTCAAGTTGCCCGACCTTACCCTCGCCATAGACACGCCACCAGTACTTGTCATCCTTGTTACTCTCAATCTCGGCAATCTGCTCATCGGACAGCATCCATTCTCCTGTCTCCCTGTCCTTATTGTCCAAATAGGTACTGTTGATCTTTACACACGTATCCCTGCTCTCGATCTTGGTATGCACCCAGAATTCGTGTGTCGGGTTATAATCGATCCATACAATCTTACGTGTTCTGACGAGCAACTGTCTGACCGTCTCCCACTTCATATTCTGCCCTTCGTTCAGGAAGAGCCTATCTCTCGCCGGGCCGTGAACCTTCGATGCACTATCGGCTGAAAAAAATTCTAAAATCGAGCCGTTGGGGAATGTATAGGTGTAGCTGCCCTCCGACCAGCGTTCCATATCCAGGTATTCGGCAAGGTATATTTTAAAGTCACGTATCGCGCCCCTTCTCAGGTGTGGCATCGTCTCCGACACTACACTGTTGACTGTCTTCGGCAATCCGGCATTTGACTCTGCGGCGATGATAAAGTACATCAGTTGCAGTATGCTTATCGTCTTGCCTGAACGTGTACCACCGCACGACGACACAAAGCGGCTCGTCTGTCTTGTCGCCTCATACGTCTTGGTGTATACGTCCGTCAGGTTCATCGCTTTGCTAACTCCTGTATGCCTTCAATCTCGTCTTTCGGTAGAAATATGACCGCGCCCTTTGCCTCCACTTCATGCTTCTCGGTATATTCGCCGAGTAGTGTGGCAATGAACTTCGCAGCCTTTGTGTCGCCTTTCGTGATGGCCTTCTGATACATGCTTAGCATAAGTGCCATATCATACATCATCTCTTCCGTCCCTCCGCCCGGCAGCGGCATGTTGATCTTACGCTCTGCCAGGATCTCGGCTATCTGACGCAGTGTACGCTTACGGCGTCGCGCCTCTCCGCTTGCTATACCTCCGGCCGTAGCAATAGCCTTGCGTTCCTCAGGAGTTCGCTCGGAGTTCGGTATGATGTTTTGCGGATTGTTTCCCATCACTCGTTGGCATCGTTAAGTATGAAACTGCGACGTGGCTCGTTGGTGAACGGCACATCTTCGGGGTACGTATCCCACGGCACGTTGGTACGTGGGGCATCTGGCACTCGTATGATGCGGGGCATCAGATACTTGTTCATGATGCGGTGGTGTATGCGATTACCGTTCATCGGCTGCTTCTCGGCATAGATAGCTGACGGGAACTGTATCGGAGTGACGAGCGACTTGTTCAGTAACTTACATTCGTTGTACAGATCTGTCAGACCTCCCTTAGCCGTTGCACTCGGTGTCTGCTGTAGTACCAGCCCGTATGCCAGACTACCGGTAAATAGACCCTCGTTCATCACACCTACGAAAAGGCTGGTGTCGTCATCCTGTATGCCACGCTCACCACGATAGATGTACGGCATCAGATAGAACGTTGTGTTCATCACCTTCGAGCGGTAGAGTTTCGTATCGAACTCGTTGCTGTACATATCACCCCCTTGACTCAATCCGAACAGTCCGATATGGTAACGCATCATCATCTCACGTACGGCGATAAACGTATCATTGAGGATACGCGCCTCTTTGACGGTGCTGAAATACTTTCCGAACGGGCGCACTTGGTAGTTGCTCGTATCGTCATCCTGTGCCATATAGAACGTGATGCCGTTCTCACGTGCAAAGTCCTGGAACATATTACGTGCCTGACCTGCACTGCGGCGGCTCTCACTCACTCGGTGTACGTAATCATAACGGCGGCGGGCTTCCTTCATGTCAAAAACGTGGAGTTGGAAGCCGTCATGCTCAGCCGTCTCTCGGTACTTGTCAATGTCATCCGTTGCATCGTCGATGAAGACGTGCAGTTTGTCTGCCGGCCACCCGATACGAAGGAAATAGTTTACCGTCTTGATGTTGTCCGGGCGGTGGTATGACGGGATGAATATGTCTATGTAATCAGTCTTCGTCTCCATTGTTCAATGCTTCTTCGCGTGAAAGATCTGAAATGCGTATCATCGCATCCTCTATGAAACCGCCAAGACTGCCGTTGTCAACCAGTACGAGGCGCAGGCGTTCTATCGCCTTCTTCTCTTCCTCGGTGGCGTTGAAAAAGTAATAATTCGCAACGGCCTCGAAGTCTATCTTCAGGAAGCGGTATGCGAACATACGCAGTGTCGCCTTCTGCTCGTCGGTGAGCTGGTACTCGTCCAGCGTGGCTATCTTGGCGCGGAACTTCTCGTCGTTGATACAGTCGGCAAGACGGAGTTCGGGTTTGTTCTTCGGCTCGTAATAAAGCGGGTCGTACTGCAAGCCGCTCAATATCTCGGTCTTTTTCTTCTCGGCATCGCCTTCACCGCCACCCGTACAGCCATTAAGGTTCCACGCCGGAACGCCCCAATCAGTAAGCGGCAGGTCGTCCCACTTGTTCGCCAACTCATCGAAGTCCCACGCGCCCCACGATCCGTTGTCCTTCAACACTATCTCTTTCATCTTGGCGATAGACGTATCACGCGGCACTACGCAGCAGGGTACGTCTTTCATCTCGTTCTGACATGCACCGCAGAAACGCAGGTTGCCCGCGAGCAGTACATACTTACCCTCGTGGGGATAGACGATGCAGGGGCGCATCTCGAACAATTCGGGTGTCTCTTTTAGTGACGCTGCTATGCGGTCAATATCGTCACGTGTCCACTGGCGCGGGTTGGCCGGCAGCCCCTCGATCTGACCCGTGTTGAGCTCAATCTTTTCAATCGGAATACGTTTGATGTTCATAATATCGCTTGTTTAGTTGTTCCATATACGGCGTTTCTTCCCTTGCCAAGAGTGTCAATGTCACATTTGTTGGTCGCCCGTACCCACAATGTCCGTCCGAACCGAGCCTAAGATAGGTAATAATAGCGTATGTTGTACGCATCTGTTGAAAAGTCGGTTTAATATCCTTTTCATTTGTGCCTGAAAATGCTTATCATTGCCTTGTCCTTTATGCGAAAAGACTTTAGGGCTGTTCTGTGGTTATTTTCCATTGTTCAGCCCTTTTTTATTGTTCGACAAATACGCTTTGGCTTCCTGCTCAATTTCAGCGTTTGATTTTTTTACGCCCTGCCTTTACACTTTCGCCTGTATTTAGACCGAAAATGGCACATTTCAGCATCTCCAGCGTCTTATTCGTGCACAGGTCATCGGGCGTTGTTCGGAGGACTTTCCAACCCATTGTTGTCGCTGTGTTGTACTTCTCCATATCTCCGAGAAAACCTTTCGGGGAGGTGTGCCGCCCGCCTATCCAAACGCCGCCCTCGACTTCAAGCGCGACGAGGTGTTCGGGTATCGCATAGTCGAACCGCCACTTGCGGACGGGGTGAAATCTGTACTCCTTGACACAGCGGACACCGAGTTCGCTGCGGCACAGACAGGTGAACAGGTCTGTCGCTGTCGTTTTCTTTGTCATCGGTAAATCAACGAATTATGCATTTGTCAGTTGCTTCAAATATTATCCATTGAACGCAAGGGCTAAGAGAACGTTCCTAATTCAGTTAGGCATCTTCTACACAGCCTATTGTGTTTGTCGCTTTCGTATTTTATTGGCGGATAATATCCCTCAGAAGTTTCCTCAAATTCACTTCCGCAATTCTTGCAACAAATTACTATACCATTATGGTCTCCGTATGGCATTAATGCTAATTCTTTTTCGTTTTCCATTCTATTTAATTTTTTAACTAAACTTCTGCTGTTAAATTCAAGTGTAAAATCATTTATGTAATCATGTAGTAGCTCAGTAGGTATTTTGTCAAAATCCCCTGTTTTTCCAATTATTTCTAATCCTTTGTAATAATTCATATTTGTACCATTTTACTAAGTTTCGTTTTCTTTGTCATCGTGAGTTTATTGTTATAAAGCATTTAAAAGAACTTGTATTAATTCTTTAACTTGCTCTTTGTTTAACCAAATACTCCTATCGTCAAGGGTGCCGCCAATAATGTCAATTTCAAGTTCTTTTTCTTCATCAAACTTTTCTGCAACCCATAATTGACTGTCATTAAAATCACTTCTATCTATAATCATAATTAAAAACACTTTATAACAATGGTTAGCATTCATTTTTGCAATGAAATATTTTTGCTCGTGACAGTAATTACCCGGTCATCTGATTAACAATGTGAGTAATCTCATCCAACATTTTCAATGCTTCTTTTTTCGTTAATTGAATTTCAAAGAATCTATCACAAGCCTCTTCTATGTTTAATTTTTTTTTATCATCCGAAAGCCGCATTGTAAATACCCTTTCATCATCTATTTTTTCAAGTATTGATTCCATAATCATTCTTTTTAAAACAGGAGGTCGTCATTGGGGTTGTCCGCCGCCTGTGATACATCGATTGTCTGTGTCACCGGCATTGTCCGCACCTGTGTTTCAATTTCGTGCATACCGCCGAGGATAGGGATGTTCTTACGCTCCGTCTCCGACAGGGCGTTGTATGCGTCACGGTCGAGGTTTATCTTGATACAGTGCGTATCACCGTAACGGGGATCGCGCATTTCGACTGCCGTCATATTGAGGTACACACCCTTTTCGCCGACGAACAGTCCGCTGTCATCAACAGGGATAACGAGGCAACGCTTCGTCGCTGTCTTACCTTTAAGGTTAATCATCGCTGCTCCTTTGATTTTCAGGAGGTCAGCCTTAATACTGTAATTTGCCATAATACTGAATTTGTTAGTGGGTTGATAAGATAGTCATTTTTTTGTTTGTTCCAAATCTCTCATTAGTTTAAATTGTTAAGACAGTGTTTTAATTCATTAATTTTAGACAATATTTTTTCTCTGTAATCCGAACCAGCCCCAGGATTGTGTAACTTGATAGCTCGGTTTATATCTTTATCTGGATTGTAATAACGTTGATAAATTTCGAACATCTCTAAACTTTTATCAATATCAACACGACAATCCAAAGTGAACCTTTCTTCTCCTAAAATACGGTTCACGTCTTTAACATATATTGGCGTTATTTGTAAAATACCAAGGTCATTTGTTTTACCTACAGCAAAAGGATTTCCTTCACTTTCTACTTGTATCAATGCTTCTACAAAAACATCCCATTCCGTCACTTCTTCTACCTCTTCAGGAATTTCTTCAATATCAAATTCAAATTCAAATTCTGTTGTAGGGTTGTTTAAATCACAACCCAATGAAAAGATGAAAAGACTGACTAAAAATAACTTTTTCATTTCTTTATCCATAATTATGGTCGATTTAAGTTCATATACATTCGTAAATGCCACGTTACCAGCAATAACTACCGAACACGAGCAACATAATTCTTTTCAATCTCTTTAGCTGCATCGTTTTGTGCAGTTACAGCCCCATCTTGCCACGCTTTGTTAAGTTGCTCTTGCTCTTTATCTAAAAACCTTTGTTTGTTTTCTTTAGCCCAATCTAAAATCATTTGAGCGTTCCAAAACTCAGGGTCGTTTACCTCTAAATGTTTGTAAAGTTCTTCTAATACTGTCATAATTAATCCGTTACTGCTGCCAACAAAGTATAACCGCAAGCGGGGGGCAGCGTTTCCAACCCGCAGTTATTGCACCTTTTCAAAATTTACGTCAAACGGAAAAGTCGGTGCTTTTATCTCCCCGCCTGACGGTTATACTCGGAACGTTAGTGGCAATTCAAAAAAACCGCCTCTCCAAACTTTTCCCGGCAATAGTCGTCAAGATCCTGAGTAGTTTTGAATATCACATCAAAATTGTACTTAAGATGCCAGTAGTTATCTGAATCGTAAGTTTGAAGTGTAATATCTATCTTTCCTTTTTGGAGACGATAAAAATGATCTGAACCTTGTGATCCGCCCCATCCGCCTGTTTGATCCACAAACCCGGCAGATTT